AAGGCTTATAATTCTCAAATTCAAGCTGATGTTATGTTTAATTGGCGCAGTTTTTATCACTTCCTTGAGCTTCGCAACAAGCCTGATGCTCAGAAAGAAATCCGAGAGATTGCTGCTGAGATGTTAAATCTAGTAAAGAATATAGAAGGCAACCCCTTCCAACATACAATCGCCGCATTTGAATTATGATAACTAAATATAATATTTTTCTTGATGATAATTTCGTTTTTGAGTGTAACATAGTTAGTGAACATAAAGAGTCCATTAAATCAAAGCGGAATTTATAAAATAACTAACAAAATAACTCAAAAAATTTATATTGGTAGTTCTAAAAATATTAGAAAAAGATGGAAAGCGCATAGAACTCTTTTGAATAGAGAAAAACATTATAATGAACATTTGCTTGCTGCGTATAAAAAATACGGAAAAGAAAATTTTAGTTGGGAAGTTGTAGAATTTATTGACGTTAATAATCTTCAAGAAAGAGAACAATATTGGATTGATTTTTTTGGAAGTTCTGACAGAAAAAAAGGATATAATTTATGCCCAGCAGCTTATTCGAATTTAGGACTAAAGCATACAGACGAAAGTCGCCGAAATATGAGTCTAGCTCATTTAGGTCATAAACATACTTCAGAAAGCAAAAAGAAAATATCAGAATCTCAATATAAAACTGTTTATCAATTTGATTTAAAAGGTAATTTTATAAAAAAATACGATTCTTTATTAGATGCTGAAAATAAAACTGGAATTCAACACCAAGCTATATCTGGATGCTGTAGAAAAATAACTAAAAGCGCAAAAGGATATTTTTGGTCTTTTGAAAATTTATTTATTGAATACAAAAAGAATCATTTTACTGAAGCTCCTTGGAGATGGAGGAGCATCAAATGCCCCAAAACCTTAAAGATATGGAAATCAATAAAAGAAGCAGCAAACGAATTAAACTTGACTATTCATCAAGTTCACTTTAAAATAAAAAAGGGATTATTTAATTATGTATAATTTATGGCTTGATGATATTCGCGTCCCAACCGATGTCACTTGGGTTAACATACCAGTTGATCAACATTATTCTGTTGTACGAAGCTACAAGGAATTTGTAGATTTAATCACGTTGAGAAGAGAAGTTCCAAAGTATGTTTGTTACGATCACGATCTAGCAGATATTCATTACGGCCACGGTTTAAATAACGATGATATTCCTTATGATTCTTATAAGGAAAAGACAGGATATGACGCAGCTAAATGGTTAGTAAATTACTGTATGGAGCGTGGAATTAAACATCCACCGTATGTTGTGCATAGCATGAATCCTATTGGTAAAAAGAATATTGAATCTTACATAGAATCCTATAATAAAACACTATGAATAATAAATTACATATCGTCCCTAAAGGTTGGGGATTTGAAAAGTGGATTGTAAATAATGACAAATATTGCGGCAAACTTCTTTATATTATTAAAGATCGCAAATGCAGTTGGCATTATCATAAAATTAAAGATGAAACTTTTTACGTTCAAAGTGGAAAGATAATTCTTTATTTTAGTGATATTCCTAAAGATCCAGAAAAAGCTAATAAGATTATTCTTGGACCGGGAGATCATTATCACATTCCAGTGGGATTGATTCATCAGATGTATGCGTTGGAAGATACCGAACTGTTTGAGTTTAGTACGCAACATTTTGATGAAGATAGTATTAGATTACAAAAAGGAGATTAATTATGTCATATCAATTAGAATTTAATTTCGAAACGCTAGAACAAAAAGAAAAACGTCTTAAAGACTGGCATGATCAACAAGTAAAGCTAAACAAGATGTTTGAAGGAAAAGCTAATGATTATTATATATATAATAAATATGTAGATCAGTTTATTGATTTTCTTCCTTATCGACTTGGATGGGGACTCAGAGGAAATTATAATGAATTGCGTTGGTGGATCAAATGCCAATACCAGAAATTCCGTTATGGAGTTTCCGATGATGAAGTTTACTCTTTAGAAACTAATATTGCTAAATATATGGTTCCTCGTTTGCAATATTTTAAGAAGAAAGGCAAAATGGGTATTCCAATGAAATTTTTGCCTAGTAATTATGACAATCTACAAGATGAAGATAGAGAAAAAGCAGAAAAGATCGGTGAAAAAGAAATTAATCGCATCTTGGATGAAATGATTTTTGCTTTTGATTATATTATCGATCCTGATAAGTATGTAACTTTTCCTAAATCGTGTAGTTGGGACATTAAAGATAAAAATTATTTCAATAGAGAAAAAAGTCTTGAAGCGAAACAATGTTGGGATGAATATACAAAAACATGCGAGCAACTCGAAACTCGTAAAAAACAAGGTTTACAATTATTCGTAGACCACATGGATATGCTGTGGATATAAATGAAACTCTTATTAGCAATATTATTACTTAGCTTAGTTTATGTAATTGGATGGTATCAAATTCACGGGCAATTCTTATCTGAATGGTTTAAGAAATATGAATACTATTTAATATGGATAAGCGTACCATCAACTTTAATATCTATTCGCGCAATCAAACTAATCAATGAACACTTCAACGGATTAATTTGGCCGAATAGAATACTTACATTCAGTATTGGCATAGTATTATTTACAGTTTTAACTTCTTATCATTTTGGTGAAAAAATAAACTTAAAGACGTTGACATTGTTATTTTTTTGCGCTAGTATAGTCGCGCTTCAAATATTTTGGAAATGAAATTTACACCCCAACAATACGAACTGATTTGCAAAACCCGTGATGAAATCAGAGATATGAATGCCAAACAGCACGCATTATACGACAATCTAACAAAAGAATTAAATATAACTATTTACGCCGAAGATTGGCTGTTTGATTATATTTATAATGAGTATGGTTCGATAGACGATATAGAAGCGAGGATGTAATGGACTTAACTTCAGCAATCATAGGACATTTAGTAGCAGATTATCTGCTGCAATTTGATTTTATCGCTGAAAACAAGAAAAAAGATAATTACATTTGTGCGCTTCACTGTTTAATTTGGGCGAGTTGCGTATGTTTAATGGGTTCTATATGGAACCCTACAGCATTTATCGTTTTATTTATAACACATTACATACAAGATAGATGGCAATTAATACCTTGGTACATGAGAACTATAGGGCAAAAGAATTTCACAAAACCACCTCTTGCACCGTGGTCATTAATCGTTGTTGATAACGTGTGGCACATTTTTACTATCTGGATAATATTCAAGCTATATTTAAACCAAATTTTTATTTAACTCATGATTGAAAAATCTATAGAACGTCTTCGCGCATACAATAAATGGCGTACCGGAGAAGATGACCGCACGATGGATGAAGTCGGAATCCAACCTAGCCAATTAACCGCAGATATTAAAACCGTCTGTGACGAACTCGAAAAACTAATTTCAATATATGCAAGTCGTAATTAATACTTCTTATAGTAATTTTGCTATAAGTCCTGATGCTATATCACTTATTCAAAAAAAGATAAAAAATCCAAAAGCCAAGTCGCAAATAAATGCTTATGCTTTTGATAATGATAGAAGCCATCCTTTACTTGTAGAAGCTGTGCAAAAACTTGGTGCTAAAGCTAACGGTTTGTATACTACATTAAAGATTGTGGAAATACCAGATGATGTTGAATGGCGGGTCGATGCAATAAATGGAAAAGAAGTTATCCGTGAAAAACATCGGATCTGGTCGTAAATGAAGTTGCGAATATTGAAACGAGCGGTTGAAACCGCGCACGCTTTATGCCCCACCAATTGGAAGAACGTAAACAATTCTCATATAGCTTTTCTTATCAAGAAAAATAAGATAGTTAAAATTGGTTGGAATAGAAAAAGAACTCACCCCAAAATCGCGAAACATCCGTATCACGATGGATACGTTGGTACTCATGCGGAGTTAGATGTCATTCTCAAATCAGGGCTTGACAATCTCGACGATCACTCTATGATCGTTCTTAGAGTTGACAGGAAAGGCCGTTTAGCTAACAGTAAACCGTGTCCCGGCTGTTTGAGTTTAATTAAGTCATATAACGTCAATGAGGTTTTTTATTCAGACACTGAAGGTAATATTGAAAAATTATCAAATTAACCTTGACTATGTCTAAGCATAGATTATTATAAACGAAATGATTAAAGATTTATATATGAAGAATATTAATGACAAGATACTTGTTCAAAGTGACGATCTAAAGTTTGATGGAAAGAATATTATTATTCCATCTTATTATGCAAGTATCGTTTATGATTACCTTGATAACGTAAACATAAAAGACATGAATCTTAATGATGCAGATATGCATGATTATTTAGCATTTTGTAGTTTCTTTGAAGCTGTAATAGATCACAAAGCTGATAAAGGAGGAAATTAATATGGGTATGTATAATAGTGTAGATTGTCATTGTCCATTGCCAATGCCAGAAGACCCAAAAGGTTATACTGGTTCGCATGGCTTTCAAACTAAAGATTTTGAATGTGCTTTAGATGTTTATATTATTGACAAAGATGGTCAATTGCTTATTGAACGTCGAGATACAGAATGGATAGAAGGAGATCCAAATGGCGAAGGCTTCCTAAGTAAAATAGGTCATTTAAAAACCATAAAGACTTGGCTTGAACCTTTGACCAATACTTGTACAATACAATTTTATGATTTTATTGATTCTAATAAGACTGATTATGATTACTTCATAACTTACGAAGCTGTATTTATTAACGGCAAAATGTCTTCAGTAAAGATTATTAATTTCGAAGCGAATGAAAACGCCAAAAGAAAGATCCGAGATGCCGAGTTTGCCAAGAAAAATAAAGAAAACTATCAATTTAGACAGACTTGGAAATACAAGTATTTTGTAAAGCCGTATAATCGCAGCGTTAGTTTTATATTCTTTAAAACCATTAAAGTTTTATCTTTCTTATCTACTACGCTTTATAAGATAGAAAGAAATATCAGAATATGAAAGAAGAAAAAGATTCGGCATTTCTTATTTGCGATTGTTTTAGTCATGGACTTCTTGTCGAGAAGTTCGAAGGCGAAGAAGAAGTGTGTTTGAGTCTATTTGAAAGAGGAATGGATGGCAGAATCTTAAGATGGTCAGAAAGATTAAGATGGTGTTGGCAAATTCTTAGATACGGAAAGCCTTGGTCTGATTTTATAATATTAAATACAGAGAACCAAAAAAGATTAAAAGAGTTCTTAGAAAATAAATGAAAACAGTAACAATTACAAAAAAAGAAATAAATTACATATTAGCTTTGGCTAAAAAAAGGCACGACGCTAAATCAGATAATATAAAAAATACTGGAATATTAATGGATAGAGATCTTAATAATCCAGTCGAGAACTATTTGCCTCATTTTATAGGTATAGTTGGCGAATATGCGTGGGCCAAGCACACAAATAGATCTGTTGATGAAAATATATATGAAGTACGAGACTCTGAAGATTTTGATGGTGAGGAAATTAAAACAATAACTTATTATGGTCATGGCGAACCAGAGTTAAAAATAAAAGTTACAGAGTTTGACTCTAAAAAGCCAAAAAAATATATTTTAGCGAGAACAAATAAAGAAAAAATCTTAAAAGCGTTAACAGTAAATGCAGAAAATGCAATTGATATCGAACTACTAGGTGTTATCTCAAGAAACGATTTCGATACAAATAAAACAATAAAGCGTTACGGAGCTAAAAATCCATTGAATTATATCGTTGGTCTATCTAAAATGAACGAAGTATGAAATTCAAGAATTTCGAGGGTGTAGAATATACAGTTAATTATAATAAACCATTAGGGCGACAAAACGCTTCTGGTTTGTGCGATTCTCCAGAAATAGAAAGCCCTCAAATTCATGTTGATCCTAGGCTATTAACTCGCCGCCAATTAAACGTATTGATTGAAGAAGTATTTCATGCTCATCTATTTGATTTACCAGAAAGAAAAGCTAGAAAGTTCGCCGCCAATCTAGGTAAACTTGTATATAATAAGTTTATCGCAAAAAGTAAAGAATAATGTTTTATTTTTTCCCATTTACTTGTATGATATGTACAAATAGAATATAAGTATGAAAAAATGTTTATACTGCAATGAATTTATCGACACTGACAACGACGACTATCAAAAAGTCGGTAAAAAGATAGTTTGCATATTTTGCTACGAAGATTATGCAGATGAAATAGACAACAATCTTACAGATGATGATGAAGAAGAAGATAATTGTCGCGAAGAAGAATAAATAGTGTAATATATATTAGCGCAATATAAACTGTTCAAACTTTAATCTTTTGATTAAAAAACAGCAAGACCCGAAGCGCATCAAACTTGTGTTTTGACATCGGGTCTTTTTTCGTCCCTACTCCTCACTTTTTTCAAAAAATCTTGCATAAGCCGTTGACAACCTCTAAAAACCTGCTAAAGTCATCTCGTATGGAAAACCCATCAGCTAAAAAAGGTCGTGGTCGCCCCATTGGTGCAACCTCCACTATTGAAATCACGTTGGCCGAGCTTCTTGCGAAGCTTAACAACGATGTGAATGCCACTGTTACTGTTGGCCGTGTTTGGTATGGCAAGTACAGCAACGTTCCTACAGCGTCGGTTCAGGACGGTGATTCGATTCCTCAAGACATTCTGAATCAGCTTGACGAAGAGCCTGTTGCAGAGTTTACTATCTCTCAGTAATGAATCACTTCGCTGAACTTGTTGGACAAGAAGAAGTTAAACGCAAGCTTTCCTTTTATTTGGAAGCTCACGCTAAGACTGAACTTGTACCGTTTTTAAACTTCGTTGGCGCAAAAGGTTTAGGCAAGACCGCGTTTGTTCGCGAATTTGCTAAGAACATTTATAACACCACCGGAGTTAATAAGCCACTACTTGAACTAAATAGTTCTAGTATTAAATCGGGGAATCAGTTTTTCGAACAAGTTTTTCTGCCCCACATTCAAGATCAAGAAATTATTTGTTTCTTTGATGAAGCGCATTGTTTGCCAAGAGATTTTAGTTATGCACTACTATCTATTCTATCTACAGAGAAAGATCATGTAATAGAATATAATGGCGGCAAAAATAATTACATCTTCAATTTCAAGAAGCATCATTTTATATTCGCGACAACTGAATCAGATAAGCTATTTATTCCGTTGCGTGATCGATTGACGACGATTGAATTTGCAGATTATAACGCCAGCGAGTTGAGAGAGATCTTTCAAAAGTCTTTGCCAAATATTAATTTTGATGAAGACGCTCTTTCAATGTTGTCCGAAACATCCAGAGGTAACGCACGATCTTGCGTCCTTCGCGCTAAAGAAGTTAAGTTATATACAGACAGATACGAGATAACTGACTTCACAAAAGAAGATGCACAAAAGCTTTTCTTTATTCTTGGCATTTTACCTTATGGTTTGAATAGAATTGAATGGCAGATATTAAATATCTTGCGTAAAGAAGGTAGCTGTACTCTTTCTATGCTCGCTGCAAAAACTGGTTTGTCAAGAACCGCGATTCAGCGCGATCATGAATTGTATTTAATTCGTAAAGGCTTTATTAGTATTGATAGTATTAGATATATTACTACTAATGGATGTAAAGCTTTAGAAACTATAAAGAAATAGTGTAAGATATTCAAGCAAGCTTCGCAAGCATAGATGGCGATGCAGAGGTTTTGTAAACCTCAGAGCAGAGTTCAAGTCTCTGGCGAAGCTCCAATTTTTATGAAAAGAAGTTTGTATAAAGAAGAAATCCTCAGATTAAGATCTGAGGGCAAAACAGGAAATGAAATTTCTAAGCTTCTCAAATGTTCAAGAACATTAGTTTCTTATTACATAGATCTAGGTTATCAAAAAAGCCATCAAAATCGATCTAAGACTTTTAAAAAGACTAATAGATTTGCAAAGAAAGAAGAAGTAAGAAATAAGTTTGGCGGCAAATGTCAAATTTGTTCTTATGATAAGTGTCAAAGCGTACTGAGTTTTCATCATCTTCCCGGTACAAATAAAAAGTTTACTATTTCAGATGCGATAGTAAGACGTAGAAAATCAGATGAAGAATTAGTGAATGAGTTGAAAAAATGTATTTTGGTTTGTGCGAATTGTCACGGTGAGATTCATGCGGGGATCACAGAAATTCCAGAAGGTATCAAGAATCCCTTGACAATCAGTGAAAGTATGATAAATTGATCGTGTTCTTTGGATGCAGCAGGTAGTTGAAGGTAGTTTGAAATTTCTGCTAAGTCCGCTTGACAATCGAAGAAAGTGTGATAGATTGTCAATGTTCTTTAAATTTTGCGGGTTGGAGAAGAGGTCATCTCGTCACGCTCATAACGTGAAGATCATCGGTTCGAATCCGATACCCGCTAAGTTTCCCCTTGACAATCGAAGAAAACATGATAGATTGTCAATGTTCTTTCAATAATGCATCCGTGGCGCAATGGCAGCGCAGCGGCCTTTTAAGCCGTTGGTTGTGGATTCGAATTCCACCGGATGCACCATTTTTTCAGTTCTTTTACAATTTAAATTAGAAGATAGATGGCCCCATCTGAGGTTAGAATCCTTTTAGCAAAAGATGCGTATATGGGCTGAACGGAAGGATCTAAAAAATCTATTGAGCCTAATTAGCTCGCCGTGAAATCCTTAATCTAATTTTATAATTTTAAGCAGTGAAGTCACTATCATTACAACGTGTGTTATTTATGATAGATGGAAATACGTTTCCCGCTGCTTAATATATTTCGTTCTTTTAAAATTTAATATGTAGTAGTTTCTGTGGGCCATTAGCACAATTGGTTAGTGCAACGAACTCATAATTCGTAGGTTGAAGGATCATACCCTTCATGGCCCACAGAGACTATTATGTATTAGATTGTTCTTTAACATTTTTGACAAATTATTGATTTTCCGCATGATAGTGCAAGATTTCGTTGTGGGTGAAGCTGGTAGTCTAGCACCGTGACTTATAATCGCGGAGATAAATAGGGGCAGAACCTACATCCACAACCAAATGGCCCATTCGACTACTGGCTAGGTCATCAGGTTTTCAACCTGAAGAAGAGAGATCGATACTCTCATGGGCTACCAATTTTTGTTCTTTTATAACTTCGAATTTATTATATTTACTATAATATCTAAGTATTTTTGAGCTTTGTCTGGTTTGAAATAATTTAAACTAGATGTATCAATAATACATAATTCAATACTCTTCTCTAAGCAAGCTTGAAATTTACGCTGATCGTTGTTTTTGATTTGATCTAGTTTATTTAAACCATAAATTGGTTCGTAATGAAAAATGCCATTAAGCTCAAAAGCAAGTTTTAATATTGGAATATAAATATCTAGTTCAGAGTTAATTGTGTCTTTACGATTAAAATGAAATTCTAAATTTGGATATTTATTTGGTAATGCTTGTTCAAAGTATATTTCCATTTTTGATCTTCTGCATCCATGAGTCTTATGGGTATTATTATAAGTGGCGGCGCAAGAAGACGAACAAAAAGAGTTAGGATGTTTTTTTAATTGATTGCGTGTTTTTAAAAACGCTTTATCACATTGTCTGCACGTTACTTCTTTTCTTTTATCTTTCGCTTTAACGCTGCAAGCATTGGAGCAAAAATGATTCTTATAAGAACGTAGTTTTAGATTAGATTTTATATATTTCTGCATTTTCTCAAAATTTTGTTGGCAATAGTCGCACTTAACAGGTATCATCTGAGTAGCTTTAAAAGATAACATTTGTTCTATTGAAATTAAAAGCATATAATATAGTATACATGATAGAACTCGAAATGTGAAATTCTAAATTTTTCTCCTTGACTGGAGGCATGATCTATAGTAGATTATGTACGTTCTTTAAATTTTGGCACCATGATGTAATTGCTAGCCATAGCAGACTTAAAATCTGCTGGTCGAAAGACCGTGAGGGTTGGAATCCCTCTGGTGCCACCACTTTTGCAGCAATGAGGGCAGTCGTCACTAAGACGTAGTTTGAGGTACTGGAAATAATCCGGTATATTAGACAACTGAGCGACCTGATCTGCGAAAAAACATACAGTGCGCCCAAGCGATAATGTTTCTAGTCGCTTTACACTGAGTCAACAATGGGCAATTTTCAAAAAACTATTGACAATACTATAATAGAGTATAAGATAGTTGTAGATTTTAGTGGCCTCGTAGCTCAAATGTATAGAGCTTTCCGTTTCTACCGGACAGGTTGGGGGTTAGAATCCCTCCGGGGCTACCAATTTAATAACTCCACTGTAGCTCAATTAGTAGAGCGCAAAACTGTTAATTTTGATGTTGCTGGGGCGGAACCAGCCAGTGGAGCCATTTTTTAACTGGAGTATCGTATAGTAGCAATTACAGGACACTGTAAATGTCCCGGCGCAAGCCTACGCTAGTGCAAGTCTAGCTACTCCAACTCTTTCAATACATTTTAAATCCACTCAAGTCTACTTCATTAACTTTATATCCACTACTTAATGATGTTATTGTATTATTTACTTCAGTTATATAACTGGGAATATTTGTGCCTAAACCGGCCATAGCTCCAAATGTCATATACCAAGCACCAATTAATACCACCTCATTATTAATAATAGTAGAAACAATATTGCCACTGTCGCCGCCAATAACTGGTTCAAAATATTGCGCTCTATTAGGGTCTTTAGACATATTTATTAATGTATTTGTTGATCCATAAGTAATATTAATTAAACCATTTTCGCCAATCAAAGCTTTTCTTTCTTGATCAGAATA